CATTTATTCAAGGAAACTTTAGTTATGTTATGTCGTTAGATAAAACTAAACAAAACTACATGACAAAAGTGTTAGGTAGAGAAGCTCAAGATGGTACTACTGCTATTTTTGTTGAAGAATTCTACAAAAACATGTTTGAATCATTAAACGCTGAAGGTAAAATTTACGGTCTTAATTTAACTTTGGTTGATTACGGTCCAACTGGTGACGCTGTATTCTCAAATTATTTACATGAATATCAACCAGCTGTTACCCCATATGTTGTGTCTGAGTTGCGTGGGTCTAACTTATTTAGATTATTCAGATTCTGGACAATTTCAGACGGTAATGCTGCTAACGAACAATTCAAAATTTCTATTAGAAATATCAATTTAGATTCTGGTGAATTTGACGTTGTTGTTAGAGGTTTCTACGATACTGATGCTCAACCAACCGTGTTAGAGTCATTCAGTCGTGTAACTATGAACCCAACATCTAACAATTATATCGCTAGAAGAATTGGTACTATCGATGGTGAATACCCATCTAAATCATCTTATGTTCTTATTGAAATGGACAATGATGCTGATACTAGTAGTATGATACCATCTGGTTTCATTGGTTACCCAATTAGAGATTACCAATTACCTACTAACACTAACGTTGTTGACCCAAGTATAACATATAAAACAGCTTATTCTGATTTTGAAAACAAACGTAAATCTTATTTAGGTTTATCTGAAACTGTAGGTATTGATGCTGATTTCTTTGATTACAAAGGTACACCTTTAGTAAATAATATGTCTGATATGTGGACTGGTCTTACAAAAGGTTTCCACATGGACATAAATGCTACTGGTGCAACAATTGATAACGTATTTGTACCAATTAACACTAGTGGTGACACATATAGCCCAATATTCTTATTTGATACTGGTGACGCTTCATTTAACGCAACAGCTGTAATGGATGCAAACAACCCATACAATAAAATATATGCTCGTAAATTTACTTTTGCACCATATGGAGGTTTTGATGGATGGGATGTGTATAGAACTAGAAGAAGTAATACTGATTACTTTACAGTTAATGGTACATACGGTCAAAACGGTTTAATGAATGAAGCTTTCAAATATAAACAACTTAAAAATGGTGATAGAGGAATCAACTCAGATTACTATGCATACTTAGAGGCTATTTGGACATTCCAAAACCCTGAAGCTGTTAATATTAACGTGTTTGCAACACCAGGTATTGATGTATTTGATAACAGTAATTTGATTGAGGCTGCTATTGAAATGGTTGAAGTTGATAGAGCTGACTCACTTTATATACTTACAACACCAGATACAGATTCTGCTGGTGAGATAATGACTGCTGAAGAAATTTCAGATTTCTACTCAGATGGTTCATTCGACAGTAACTACTCTTGTACATACTGGCCATGGATTCAAGTAAACGATACTGAGAATAACGTTTACATCTGGATGCCACCTACAAGAGACGTTGTAAGAAACATCGCGTTAACTGACAACATAGCATTCCCATGGTTCGCAGTTGCAGGTATACAAAGAGGTGATGTTGATGCTATTCAAGCTCGTAAAAAACTTACTCTTGCCGAAAGAGATGCATTATACGAAAACAGAGTTAACCCAATCGCAACATTCACAACAGATGGTATTAAAATATGGGGTAACAAAACTCTTCAAGTTAAAGAATCTGCTCTTGACAGAATCAACGTTAGAAGACTATTGTTACAAGCTAGAAAACTTATTTCTGCTGTGTCTATCAGATTGTTGTTCGAACAAAATGACAGCGTTGTGAGAAATCAATTCTTGTCATTGGTTAACCCAATCCTTGATAATATTAGAGCTGAAAGAGGTCTTACTGACTTTAGAGTGGTTCTTTCAAATGACCCAGAGGACATTGATAGAAACCAATTATCAGGTCAAATCTTCTTGAAACCAACTAGAGCGTTAGAATTCATCCAGTTAGAGTTCGTAATCATGAACACTGGTGCTTCTTTCGATAACATCTAATAAATAAACAAACTTAAAGGCTCCCAACAGGGAGCTTTTTTGTTTTATGTGATATTTATGATAAAAGAAAGTATGAAGCTTATTATAACAGAATCGCAATACAATAGAATTTTCTTAACTGAAGAAAAAGAACTTAACTTCAATTATGATAATGATACAATATTGGCATTTGGTAAAATGATTGGTCTTGATTTTAAAGGACAAAACGGTTTTTTAGCTGATAGAGCTCTTAAAAACAAAAATGTGTTATCTACTATATATGATATTATGAACAACGCTGAAAGAAAAAAAAATATCATAGATGATTTAAACAATAAGGGTATGAAAAACTCTGATAAAAAATTGCATGATAACATTGAAAAAATTGTGAACAATTTTAATACACATGCAAAAGAAAACGGTTTTGAAAAAACTCTTAATTTAGATATTGTATTGAATAAATTATTAAGAAAATAGAATAAAAACAAAAATTAACATATTTATAATAAAACAATAAAAATATATTTTAAAATTGAAAGAAAATGGCTGATTTATTAATGAAAATGCCCCTACCATACGAGCCTAAGAAAAAGAATCGTTGGTTAATTACATTCCCTGCTGACTTAGGTATCCAACAATGGTGGTTATCTTCAGCTTCTAGACCTTCAATAACACAAAATGAGGTTGAAATCCCGTTCTTGAACACATCTACATGGGTTATTGGTAGATTTACTTGGGAATCAATTGACGTTACTTTCCGTGACCCAATTGGTCCTTCTGCTACTCAAGCTATTATGGAGTGGGTTCGTCTTCATTCTGAATCAATCACAGGTCGTCAAGGTTACGCTGCTGGTTACAAACGTCCAGTAGAATTAGAAATGCTTGACCCAACGGGTGTTGTTATTGAAAAATGGTTACTAGATGGAACCATGCTTACAAATGTTGGTTTTGGTGACTTATCATTCGAGGATGACGGTATCGCTGAGATTACCGCAACTCTTAGATTTGATAGAGCAATTTTGCTTTTTTGATATTTTATTGATTATCAAGCAGTTACAAATTTATATAAAAATTGCTTTATCAAATCATTAACTTATAAAATTCTTTTAGTATATTTGCGTATAACAGATATATTAAAAGAATTTTTTTATGGTAAAATGTAAAGTTTGTGGGTTAGAGTTTGAAACTTTAGATTCATTGCGTAGACATAATAGTCAAAAACATAACATGAATGCTGAACAAACATATATTGATTATGTTTTAAATGGTATTGAACCAACATGTAAGTGTGGTTGTGGTGAAAAACCAAAATACTTAGGTGTTGATGCTGGGTTTAGAGATTATATTAGAGGGCATGCTGCTAGGGTAAACAATAATTGGGGTCATAATGAATCTGCTTTAAAGAAATCGCATGAAACACAGAAGAAAATGTATGCTAGTGGTGAACTTAAAATATGGAATAAAGGTTTAACTATAGATGATGTACGAGTTAAAGATAATATAGATAAAATAATGTCTAATCCAGAGCGTGGTAAAAATATATCTAAAAAATTAAAAGATGTACCTAAATCTGAAGAACACAAAGAAAAAATAAAATTGGCCGCTAATATCAGATGGTCTGATGAGAGTGAACGTGAAAAACAATCAAATAGGTTAATTTCTCATTTAATTAAAAATAATTATAGAAACAAAAAAACAAAATTAGAAAAGAAGTTTCAAATTATAATAGAAAATTTAGGTTTCATTGAAAACATAGATTTTATATATCAAAAACAAATTAGTTCTGCGATTTTTGATTTTTATTTTAAAGATAAAAACATTTTAATTGAAGTTGATGGTGATTTCCATCATTGTAACCCAAATAGTGAACATGCAATACCAAAGTACCCAATTCAATTGAAAACAGTTTCAAATGATATTAGAAAAAATAGAATAGCTGAAAATGAAAAATTAAAACTATTAAGATTTTGGGAAACGGATATCAATAATAATTTAGATGGTGTTATAGAAACATTAAAAAAAGAATTATTGTAATTATTTTACATATCCTTTAATTAAAGATATTTATTATAAATGATAAAAAATGAATATAAAAGAAAGACTACATAAAGAATTAGAATATATAATGGAAATAAGAAATCCATTAATTAATTATTTAAAAAAAGAGCTACCTAATACACCAGAATATATAATAAAAGATATGTTATATCCAGCTGTAAAAGATACTGATAATCATAATTTATTAACATGGGTTAATGATATGAAAGGATTTACTTGGGAACTCCATAAAAATTTTTTAATAAAAAAAGAATTCTTTGGACAACAAACTATTGACCAGATAAATAAAAGATTAAAAGGTGAAAATCCAAATCAAGTTCCAAAAGATGATGAAAGACATGAAACGCAAAAAAATCTAATTATTAAAAGAGGTCTCCCAAAAGAACCAATAATAATTGTCTATGATAAAGGTCAATACGAACTATGGGAAGGATGGCATAGAACAATACAATTATTAAAAATATTTCCAGATGGGTTTAAATATCCAAATGTATATATCGGTACAAAAAAAATTTAAAAGCCTCTTTTATAGAGGCTTTTTTATTTACAAAAAAATTAGAATTGCTATATTTATTTTTAAAGAGTTATAAAAATATTTAAACAAGTTTTATTATGTCAGATACTAGACCAAGTGTTTTCCCAAACAATCCAGAAAAACCAAAAAATTTAACCGAAGCTGAAAAAATTGCAGCGTATGAAGCTGAAAAAGCCATGGTCACAAATGAAATCTATTCATCACAATTTCAACAAGACACACCATATGAGCACATGACAGCTGTTGAACAAATGAGAGCAAGAACTGAGGCTCAAATGAGGCAAAAGCAAGAAGTGGGTGTTGTTAGAGACTCATCATTGTCTGAAAGAACTACAATGTATAAACAACCATCAAAAGAAGATGTTTACAACGAGCAACTGAGACTTAGAGATGAACAATTACAGAAGAATTTAGAACAAACTCAAAACTACCAACGTTTATCTAACGATGCTATGAATAGAAATAAAGACTATTACGAACAACAAAATATGCAAAATAAACCTACCTATAAACCTTCTAGCCCAGCAATGGCTACTAACCAAACACAAGTGTTTTCACAACCATCAATTGACCCTTATATCTTAGAATTGAGCCAACCAAACTACAACGCACCGTTCGATGTTATTCCGTTGCCATCTAAGGGTAAATTGTACAGAAATAAAAAAGCTAGTATCAAACTAGCTTATATGACAACTGCTGATGAAAACATTCTTACAAGTCCTAACTTGTTACAAAGTGGTGAGTTCTTAGAGATTCTTATTAACAGAAAAATACTTGAACCTGAACTTAGGTATAAAGATTTATTACCAGGTGATAGAAATGCAATAATGATTTGGCTTAGAGCAACGGCATATGGTGAGATGTATCCTGTAACATTGTTGGATGAATTAGATGAACCTTTTGACACTGAAATTAACTTAAACGAATTAAAAACAGTTGAATTGAATTTTGACCCAGATGAAGATGGGTTATTTACATATCAATTACCAGTTAGTAAAGCAACGATTAAGTTTAAAATGTTAACATGTGGTGATATTGATGATATTGAAAAAATGCTTAATAATGACAAAGAAAGAAATTTGCCAGTTAACAACAGTAACACATATAAATTAGAGAAAATGATTATTGAAGTAAATGGGGAAAGAAATAAATCAATAGTTAGAGATTTTGTATATTCTATGAGGATTGCTGATTCTAAGGAATTTACTAAATTTGCCGATTCAATTGATACTGGTATTGATTTGAATATTGAAGTAGGGACTCCTGGAGGTGGGTCCATTAAAACCTTTCTTCCCCTTAACGTCAACTTTTTTTGGCCTGAATTCAGAATATAAACCAATGATATTACAAGAAGCATTTATTTGTATTCAAAATTTAAATATGGGTTATCAAGATGCAATGATGATGCCAGTATATGAAAGACGATTTTTTATTGATTTGCTGATAAAACAAAGAGAAAAATTAACAAGTGAAGAAGGTACAATGACACAACAAACTGGTAAAGGTTCTAGAACTTCTAAAATATCAGGTGATGCTTTAAAAACTAGACTTAAAAATGGTGACATACCATTAAATTAAAATCCCCAAAATTGGGGATTTTTATTTTATAAGATATTTATAATAAAATATTGAACATGATTAGAAAAATAAAAATAACAGAATCACAATATGATAGATTTTTAAATCTTTTATTAGAGGCGAATTATGATGGTATAAGATATGTTGAAACTGATGATTATTTAGTCTTTAATATTAAAACACCAAAAGGTGTTATTAAACAAACTCTTAAGGTAGTTAATGTTAATATACCTAACAATGAAATATTATGTTTAAGTGATAATAATGAAAAAATTATTTTAAGACTTAATAGTTTTAATCAAAGTACTAACGAGTTAACTTTTCAAAAGTATGATGAAACAACAAAAAAATACATAACTAGTAAAGTTAAATTAGAAAATTTTAACATTTATAGGGATGGTGATTTATTTGAACCACCAATTTTAAAACCTAATACTAAACAGTTTGATAATAGTGGTCAAGAAAACATGCCTGATGAAAAATCAAAACCAATTGATTTGGAAATTGGGACCAATACTTTACCGTCAAATATTAGAAATATAAAAGAAAATGAAATTTTACTTATTATCAAACAAGATAACACCACAATTGAATTGACTTGTGTTGGTGTTAAGAAGAAAAATAATAATTATGTATATATTTTTTTAGATGTTAATGGTAACACTATAGAGATTAATAACGATGATTGGGATGAAAATAAAAAAATTTTAAAATTAAACACATTTAATAAAAATACAAACGATTATATTAGTAAAGATATTTTAGTAAAAGAACTTAAAGTGTTTCCACAAATTGATAAAACGACAATGAATAAGTATTATTATGAAGTTTTAAAAAACCCTAATCTTGAAAAAGCTTTTTACACTGCACCATCTTTATGGAATTATTTTGTTTCAGCATTAAAAAATAAAAAAGCTGAGGGTACTGGTATTTACCCAGCCATTGAAATTGTAAATTCATTTATGACTAAAAAGGCTGATGAAAAATTACCAGGTTTTACAAATAAACAAAACAAAACAGCTAATTTTAAATTTGAAGAAGATTTTGAAATAGAGTACGAAGATATTAATGGTAATAAAGATTATTTAAAATTTAATGACCAATTTAAATATAAGGCAACGGTAAGACCTTATAAGGCTGGTGATGGTGATAATAAAATATTAATAAATAATGATGAACATTTTAAATTAATAGTTAAAGAACCAACTAAAAAAATAGAAGACGAATATTTTTGTGATATATATGTTAATAAAAGAAACACTAAACAAGATAAATTTGGAATTAAGAATATTAAAGTTATATTTTTAGATTCTGATGGTTACATTTCAAATAAAAATATAAGATAATGACAAATAAAGAATTAATAGAATACGCAAAAGAATACGCTAGGATACAGTCAGATGTTAATAGTGGTTTAGAAAGTTATATTGATAATGCTAAAAAATTAAAAAGTTTATCTAAAAGTTTAAACACTATAGATAAGAACAGAAAAGAAATTAATGAAGAACTTAAAAGCCTTGGTGATGCTCAAACTAAAGAAGCTATTGAAAGGAGAATTGTTTTAAATGAAACATTAAAAATACTTGATAAACAGACAAAAAAAATAGAAAAAACAAAGATTGTTTTAAAATCAGCGGTTAAAGAAGCTAAGGTTTTAAAAATGACATTAGCTGAAGCTGGTACTGGTTTGGCTAAGGGTGTTTTTAATTTACCTAAAACTTTCATGTCAAATATGTCAAAATTAACAGACTTATTTGAAATGGATAAAGCTATAAGAGTTTCAGCTAGAGACATGGGTCTCTTATCTAAGAGTAGTGAATCGTTTAGAAAAAACATACAAAGTACATCTTTAGATACAATAGGGTTTGGTGTTGGGGTGAAAGAATTAGCTGAGCTTCAAGCTAATTATTCTGAAAACATTGGTAGAAATGTTATGATGAACGAATCTGCGCTTAATAGCGTAGCCGCTATGTCTAAAGCTACTAATCTTGGTATCGAAGGGGCCGCTCAAATGGCTTCTGAATTTGATTCACAAGGTATGTCAGCACAAAAAACTGCTGGGTTTGTTGAAGACGCACTAAATAGTTCTAGTAAAATGGGTCTTAATGCTACCAAAGTTATAAAAAACATAGCTGGTAATATTAAAATGCTTAATAGGTATCGTTTTAAAGACGGTGCTAAAGGTCTTGCTGAAATGGCTAAGACTGTTACCAAGTTAGGTGTTGATATGAATTTTTCAACTGGGATGGCGGATAAATTATTTGACTTAGAACCAGCTATTGAAATGTCAGCACAATTACAAGTACTTGGTGGCGCATGGTCTAAACTGTCTGACCCATTCAGACTTATGTATATGGCCAGAAATGATGTTAAAGGACTTACTGAAGAAATAGCCAACGCTTCAAAAGAATCAATGTCATTTGCAAAGGATGGTAGTATCGAGACTACCGCAATGGAAATGCATAGACTTAAACTTGTGGCACAACAAACAGGTCTTGAATATGATGATTTGCTTGAAGCTGGTAAAAAAGCTTTTAAATTAGGTAAAATTAAAACACAAGTATTCGGTGTAGATGATGATACTAAAGAGTTTATAGCAAACATGGCTGAATTCAAAGATGGTAAAGCAACTATAACGATAGATGGTCAATCTAAATTGCTTAGCATGCTTAACTCAACTGATAAAGAAAGGCTTAAGGCGATGGTTGGTGAGAAAAAAACTATGAAAGAAAGAGCCGATGCTGCACAATCTTTCGATGAAAAACTAACTAATCTAATAAACATGGTAAAAATAACAATGATGCCAGTTGTTGAAGAGTTAACAAAAGCTTTGGAACCAGTAATTAAAAGTTTTAACGACCCTAAATCTCAATTTAGAAAAGATTTAGTTCAATTAGGTAAAGATATTGGTACTTTTGTTGGTTGGGCAGCAAAAAACTTGGGTGGTTTTGTTAAAACTATTATTGATAATTTTGGTGTTAAAAGCGTTCTTGCTACGTTTTTAGGTGGAAAATTTTTATTTGAAAAAGCTAATTGGATAGCAAACGGTTTTGCTTTATCTCAGGGTTTTTTAATGGGTAATAAAGGTGGTGGATTGTTAAATATGTTTAAAAATTTATTTGGTAAGGGTGGTGCTGCTAAATCTGCCATAGCTGGTGAAACAGCTTTAGTTGGTGAAACCGCTGCTGTTGAAGGGACTCTTGGAACGGCTGGTACAGCCGCAGGTACATCTTTAGCTTCAGCTGCTGCCGCAGGTTTAATTGGTGTTGCTGGTTTTATAGGTGGTATCATAGGTGGTAAAATTTATGATGCTGCTGGTGGTGCTAAGAAAAAATCAGATACTTGGTCTAACAACTGGATGAAAAAAATAGGTAGAATTTTAACAACAACTGGTACTGGAGCTGGTGTGGGTGCTTTGGTTGGTGGTGGAGTTCCTGGTGCTATTATTGGTGGTATAGCTGGTTTAGGTAAAGGTATTTATGATGAGGTTACAGATGAAGGGATAAACGATGGAATAATAAAAAACGGTAAAATAACACCTATACATAGAAAAGATGAAATATTGGCGGCTAAACCAGGTGGAGTAATTGATAAAGCTTTAAGTAGTGTTAACTTTGGTCAAGTAACACCTTCTAAAATAGAATTTGGTGATATTAATATTTCAGGAACTATCAAAATAGATATACCAGGTACAACTGGTATGGCTATTGAATTGGCTAAAAATCCTGAATTTAAAGCATCAATTACAAGAATCGTTAATGCCCAAGTTGAAAAAAATTCAAATGGTGGTAAAAATAGAGGTTGATAATCAATTGATTACAATTTAATTAAAAAAAATTGTTAAGAATACTTGATTTTGTCAAAAAAAATCCGTATTTTTGTATATATAAAAAATTATATAATAAATAATTAAAAATAATATATAACAATATATTAATAACAAATATACTAACTTTTTAATAAAAAATTGGCACATATTGTGCCTTTTTTTGTTTTATTATACTACAATCATTTATTTTGATAATTTTTTTGGTAATTTAATATTTATATATAAAAGAAATATTATGCCATTATATTACAATACTGGGGCTCCTACACCTACAACAAAAAACACAATAAATAAAGTTGCCGTTACATATGGTATTAGGGATTTTTTATTGAATTTAAACTTATTACCTCAATATCCTCAAATATCAACAACAATTAACGGTTCACCACATATAGGTGAACCAGTATTGGATACTATGGTAGGTTCAAGTAACGTTATCCCAATTGGTCTACCTCTTGAAACCAATGGTATTATATGGAAAGATTTAAATGTTATTTATAATACTTTTCAAAACGATTCAAACGTCGCTAATAACTTGGAAAGTATAGACTTTATACCAGCATTAAACAACCCAGATTTTGGTAATGCTATTTGGCCAACAAATTCACAATATCCAACGGGTGCTAACCCACAAATTGACCAATATGGTATTAAAGCAAAAACAGACATAGCTCAATATCGTAAAGATAATGTTATCAAAAATTTATACTTAGACTCAACTAGCCAAGTAGATGTTGCTGACTTTATTGGTTTACAACCCTTAGACATATCTCAACAATTAGGTAACTATGTTGATACATTTGGTGGTATTAACCAAGGTGGTACTACAGGTACCCAAGCATTAAACGTATTAGGAAGCGTTTTAAACGGTCAAGGTATAGGTTTAGGTTCTGGAGGTTCAGTTATACCTAATTTTGACTTTAAATCGTCTCTAGCGGGTCGTGTGTTAGGTTCAGCAGGTTTAGTTAAAGATACAAAATTAGGCAACATAGGTGCACAACAATTAACGTTGGCGTTAGCTAACAACGCAGCGTTCAACGTTCAACAAGATTTATTAGGTGCGTTGAATGTTAAAGAAAATATTTATTCACTTATTAAAGACGGTGGTTTAGCTGGTTTTAGACCTAATTACAAAATTACTGTAGCTAGTTCAACTGGTGGTAAAATATTAAATACAGCTGCGCAAGTTTTAGGTTTTCAAATACCAAGAAGTTATTTAAGTGATGATGGTTCAATATTCCAAACTGAAAATGGGGATGTATCAAATATTGATAGGGCCAATTCAATGATTTTAAATACTGGCAAAGGTCAAGTTAAATCATTGATTAATGGAATGTTAAATAATTTATCTGTGAATAGTACATCAACAAACCCTTTCAGAAGTGGATATTCACCTGCCTTTAAAAATAATAAAGGTGATGAAGGTATTAGTGTACCAGATTCAAAATTGTATGCGTTTAACTCTGGCGGTAAAGTTAGTAAAGTACTTGGAAATACAGGTGATGTTATACCTGAAATAAATATAAATAGAGAACTATTGGTTGAATTATCTGGTTTTTTATCACCAGAACAAACATATACAGGACCAAGAGGTAATGCGGGTTATAATGATAGGAAAATTAGCAATGTAGGGTTTACTTGGACTTCAACTAATGGTGAATCTTTAAATAAAATAAAAGAATCTTCAACAGATAAGAATGTTGAACTTTTTGGTGATAAAAAATCATTGCTTGTTAAAACACAAAAATTATTCAATAGCAAAGGAATGAAAACTCTTGTATCTGTTAAAGGTGAAATGGGTTATGATTCAACTCAAATTCAAACAGCTAATAACAATGGGGTTTCTAAAGGTAGCGCCGTATTAAGTGAAGCGAATTATAATTTACAAACTGGTAGAGTCTCAGCTAGTGCACCAGATGCTAATAGTACATTTTGTAGAAGTTGGACAACACTTAACAGATATGATAGTGTTCAAAAACTAATTAGAAATAAAGCGTTGTATGATGATAATTCTGGTTACCCATATAGAAATAAAACAGAAGGTTCCGTTTTGGACGGTCCTTTTGTTAAAATTGGCCCATATTCAAATGATAAAATAGCCAACCCTAAAAAATACATGTTTTCAATAGAAAACCTTGCTTGGTCTGATAGGGTAGATGATTTACCAGCATGCGAACAAGGTCCTGGTGATTTATTAACAGGTAAAAAAGGTCGTATTATGTGGTTCCCTCCATATGATATACAATTTAGCGAAAACAATACTGTTAATTGGGAAGAAACTAATTTTATTGGTAGAGGTGAACCAATTTATACCTATAACAATACAAAAAGGGGTGGTCAATTATCATTTAAAATAATTGTTGACCACCCAAGTTATTATAATGCTTTTAAAGGTTCTAATGGTCCAGATGATAATTACGTTGCATCATTTTTTGCTGGTTGTATAGATGTTGATAAAAATTGGGCTGATAAATTAACAAAAAGTCAAAAAGACACTATTGAAAATGTTAATATTGAAATTCCACAACCTAAAAGTGCACCAACAGACCCAACACCACCACAAGTAATGAAAGTGTACTTTCCGAATGATGTTAAAGAATACAATCCAGAGTATGAAGATGGTAAATGTGGTGATGGTAGCAATGTAGATTACACACAAAACCCTGATGGTTTTCTTTGTGGGTTATTTTTAATTAAAGCTGATGTGACTCAAAAAGATGTAAACGGTAAAACAATTGAATGGCCAGATTTATATGATTATGGTTTAAACATTGGTAAGGAAGGTATTCAAGATAAACCGACTGTTGTTATCCCACCTAACGCTGCATTCGGTTTTAATGATGCTGCATACGGTTCTAATATGGTTGAATTTTTAAAACAATACCCATGGGCTGTTGTTAATTTTAAAGGTTTTGCTAGCCAACAAGGTAACAAAAGTTCAAACACCACATTAGCTAAAACTAGAGCTGAATTGTTAAGAGATAAATTAGCGGCTGATTGGGGTTCACAATTAGGTATAACTGATGATTTAATTAAAAAAAGATTTATAGCGTTAGATGGAGAAATTGATAATATAGCAGGTTGTATAGTAGAAACTAAAGAAAATCCAAACCCACGAACTGATACTTTACCTTGTAAATTAGCTAGAAGAGTAGAAATTAGTGTTACATTTGACCAAAACCTTAAAGCTGAATTAGAAAAATCTTTACAACCAACTATTGTTCAAAAACAAGAGCCATATATAGTTACAACAGAAATAATTAACAAGATGTATACTGAATGTGATTATTTTGAAAGAATGATGGCAGATTCAAAAGATTCTGAAGGTAATAAATTTATTTTTGATAGTATAAGAGATAAGATTAAATATTTTCACCCAGCATTTCACTCTATGACACCAGAAGGTCTTAACTCTAGACTTACATTTTTGTTACAATGTACTAGACAAGGACCTACTCTAGATGGCCTTGGTGCTAATAATTTAGCTTTTGGTAGACCACCAGTTTGTATCCTTAGAATAGGTGATTTTTATCATACTAAAATTGTTATCGAAAACGTTAACATTGGATACGAACCTCTTGTTTGGGATTTAAACCCTGAGGGTGTTGGAGTACAACCGATGATAGCTAATGTGGATATATCATTTAATTTCTTAGGTGGTTCAAGTCTTATGGGACCAATAAATAAGTTACAAAATGCGCTATCATTTAACTATTTTGCGAATGCTCAAGTTTACGACCCAAGAGCTGATTATATTGCTAAAGATACGGACCCAAATATTCAAAAAGATTCAAATGGTAAAGACTTACCTAATTATTGTTTATTTGATGGTCTTACCTCATATAAACCAGAAACTAGGGAAATAAAAAGAGAATTAATAGCACAAGATTTAAAAATAGATGACCAAATAGCTATTGATGAAGAAGTAAATTTCGATTTAGAAAATATAACTGACGAACCACTTAACACTGGTTCAACTTATATCATAATAACTAATATGACTTGTGAACAATCAAAAATAGTTAAAACAGATACTGAATGGTTATTACCAGTAAAATTGACATATACACCTGTATTAAGTGGTGGTACTAGTGAAGCAGTTGATAAGATGGAAGGTGGGTATGGTAATTATAAAATAAGAGTTAAAGACGTTAATTCTAATGAAATGTATGAGTATTTCCCAACAAAAGATAAATTTATGAAATTCTTTACACCTAGTGATGATTCTGTAGAAAGCAAATTTGTCGTACCGATAAAAGGTAAGGGTATTAGTAGTAATGAATTAGGAATAAAAGATAATTTACTTAAAGAAAGATTTTATGTTTCTTTAGTTAAAGAAGGTAATGAATTATATAAAGTTAATATTAAATTATAATGGCAAGATATTATGATAGATATAATGGTTTTAGAGTTAACTCAGAAGTTAAACCAATACCAGGAATAACAATACCGCAAGGGGGTAATGATAAGTTAGTTGTTTACAAAAAAGGTAAATCTAGACTTGACATAATGAGTAATGATTATTATAATAACCCATACAGTGGTTGGTTGATTATGTCAGCCAACCCAGAATTTGGAGGGTTAGAATTTAACATACCTGATAATTCAATAATAAGAGTACCTTACCCTTTTGATGATGCGATACAAAGGTATATTACTCAAGTTTCAACACATGTAACATTATATGGAGAATAACAAATTTGGTTGTGGTACAAGCGGTAATAGATTAAAATTTATCGACCCTAATGATTTTTTAAATGAGGGTTACAATCGAAATATACCAGTACCCAACGAAGATTTAACAATATATGTAAAACTAACTTCATTTAAAAAAGGTAGAACAATTTTTATTGCTGATAGTGATACTACTACTGGTAGCTATGAGTCATCATCAAGTGCTACCATAAGTTTTCTAGATGGTTCAAATGTTAACGGTAAAAAAACACTAACCACAAAATTTACAGATTTAACAACAGTATTTGAAAAAGATTCAAATAATGAAACGTTAGGTATTACTAACGTTGATATAGATTTCAATACGGCATTGGTTCCCGTTGTCACAATAGATTTTGTGGATGTGAGAGGTGCTAGTATATTTCAAAATGAAGATAATCTTAAAGATTTAAATTATGAGAACCCATATTCAGTATTTTTTGATTTTCCGTATCCTTTGTATCAATTAGAAATTAAAGGTTATTATGGTTATCCAGTTAAATATTTTTTTCATATGGTTAAATTTAATTCAAAATTTAATTCTCAAACTGGTAATTTTGAAATTAAAGCAGAATTTATCGGTTATACATATGCTATGTTATCTGATATGTTAATTGGTGTTTTAAGAGCTACAGAGCTAACTAACGCTGGTAAAGAATACTTAGATAGTTATAACAAAAATAAAGATTTTGATACTTTATCTATTGATGATTTTAGACTTAAAATAGGTAGAATACAATCTGAAATTAAAAAAGCCTCTCAAACCTCTGAAAATTCTGCTATATTAAAAACTTTTTCACTTGCTAAAAATTTTTTAGATGATTTAGAATCTACTATACAAAGTTTTTCATTTTTAAATGTTGGGTTTCAAAATGAAACTAGAGACTTTATTATTAGAACAGATAATTCAGGTTTATCAGTTGAAGAAACAAAACTTTTTAATGAAAGAAACAATGATATAAAAAAAATTGTTAATGATTTAAACAATCTAAAAATAAATTCAGGTGATTTTAATATTTCTTATGGTAATGTAAAGGTTAATAGTATTGTTACAGATTTGACAATTAACAATATTGACATTACTAATGAAAACCCTATAAGCCCTTATTCTGACTCAACAGAATTACTTAATTTTAAGAAAGATTTAAACTCTGAATTAAACCATATAAACAATCCTATTAGTGATAAAGATAAATTATTTTCTGTTTTTGATTTAAGAGCACAATTAAAAGAGATTTCTAAACAAAAAAGAATAATAGAAACTAGTATAAACAATACTAATAAAAGTTTAGCGGAAGATGTAAGAATGATAATGAGGGACAATTTTAATTTTGAACCAACCGTTAGAAACATAATTGAAATATTTACCGCTTCTATTGAAACGTTTATGTATGTTTTATATAGAGTTTCAAAAGATGCTAGTCCTAACAATACTGAAAGACAATCAGAATTAGAAAAAGTTTTTAAAAACAATAATAAATCTAACGATTATGTTAACGATAGTATTTATCATCCGTGGCCAGATTATTTTGAAGAGTCTTCACAAGGCAACACATACACTGAAAAATATTTAGGAGCATCTATGTTAATAGAAAATCCTAATAAAATACCAGAAGTTAAATTTATTGAGGAGCTTTTAGAGGCTATGATTACATCAGCTTTTCATGATAGAGATATAGACGCGTCAACCAATGAAGAAAAAATATTTAACGTACCGACAAATGTTTTAGAAACTAATTTATTTTTTAGTAAAGCTAGCACTAACCCTTATCTTAGAGACACATATAATAGTAATTCTATTGAAGGTGTTAAAAGATTAATCGTTTTAAGAGCTATGACATTTTTAGGCGTTACAAATGATGAGACTTATTTAACTTTAAACGATAGTTCTCAAATTAAAGACATGGCTAAAAATGAAGCTGTAACAATAATTAATGGTATTAAAAATGATAAAATAAAAAACCAACTTAAAAGTTTAAATTTAGATTCTATTGTTGGTGTATTTGGAAATGTAAATGGTGTGATAAGACCAGTGATAAGAAAATATACTAATTCATATCATTATAATTATTTGGCTAAAGATGACGATAAAGAAGCTAAGTTATTACCAATAGGTTATGATTTGGATGGTTTGTCTATTACTGTCTTTTCAGATAAGTTTTCAACGACTAGTAATAATACTACTTCCACAACTCCACCTACAACTAATACGGCTGTAGATATAAATTTTCAAAGCGCCATACCAAATGGGCAAGTTAATTTTAATGCAGTATCTCCTCAACCAACTACTAATAATAATAATAATAATAATACACAAACAACATTTTCAAGTTATTTACCAGTAATACAAACTGACATGATTAGCTTTGCTAAAAACAATCCAGATAATTTATTTATCACTAATTATAATGTTTACAATGTCAGTTCAACTGATAACACAGTTGATTTTAGACTATATGATGATGGTGGTGTTTATATCAAAATTAAAACATCTTATGAATATGATTCATTAAATGGTACTATAAATTCAAACGTGAACACTGAATCTATTTTAGATTTAGAAAATTTAAGCACTGATAACATAGCTAATGCTGGTTTTAATGCTTTTGGTGGTAAACTAGGTATTCAAGATTTTGGTAATATTAAATTTGAAGAAGGGGTTCCAGAAGAAACCCCTGGTAGATATGTGTTTTATGCTAAAGGAAATTTAACTAGGTTAGGTTTATCTTATACTAGAGAAAAAACAGCTGCTTCAAAAACAACAGATTTTGATTTTAAACCTAAAAAAGAAAATAAAGCATGGTATGGTAAAACAAATTTAAGGTTACAGAATGTTTTGTATAAAAATAATAAAACTAACCATATCCATGGTAGTTTAGGTAAAAATAGATTGTTAGCAACTCAAATAAAAAATTTTAATGATGTAACTTATCCTTATATTAATCAATACACTACATTAAATTCTGCTGATAACTACAGTTCTTTTTCATTGTTTGGTAGTAAATGGTATTATATACAAAAAGATGCAACAATAAAATTACCAGATAATACACGATTTAATGTTGAAAACTATGTTAAAGCATTGTTATTTTTAAACACATTACCATTTAACATTGATTATGAAAAACCAGACCCATTTGGTAAATCAGAAATAAGACATTTATTTGATGTAAATGGCGGTTTTGTACATGCACCTAGACTTTGGGTAGCATATGTCGGTGGTTTATTATGGTGGATGTCTAAACTTGATGCTGACATAGAAAACGGTAAAATAGTTGGAGGTGGTAGGGGACCAGAAGAACCTATAATATGGAGAAAATCTTGTGAAACCAATGCATTACAATGGTCAGCAAAAACAAATAATAGTAAATACAATTATTTACCTAAGTTATTAGATAGTTCACAAACTAAAATAAATTTAGAAATAGATGATGAAAGTTTATTGTTAACGTTACCAAAACAAGTTAAAAATGAATTTAAAAAAGTCTTTTTTGATTTTGTTAATGGTGACTTAGATGGTTATATTTCTTTTCCTGAATTAAAAAACGATTTAGAAATTTTTTCAGATGTTTATAGTAGCACCGATATTTGTAAAATAATAGATAAATTCACAGACCCAAGTTTAGCGGATACTAACGCTGGTTTCTTAACATATAATAAAGTCAATTATAATTATTATGTTTATGGTTCGATTATAACCGCAAATACAATAAATTATGATAATTACAGTCAAATTGTACCCATAATAAAAAAAGACTCCAGTATTACAAATAACGGTGGTACTTTTGGTAGTGATTTTGGTTATAAAACAGATATTCAAGAAGCGTTTTATGGTCATTTATTTTTAGAGTTAAAAGATGGGTCAAATGCTGTTAAAAAATTATTACAAGCTTTTGATGAAGAATTAATAATAGCAAATACAACTTATAGAATTTGGAAAAAACCTACCGTTAATAGTGATTATGGATATAGAACAGCGATAAAAGTTTCAACATCTGTTATGACAGATTATCTTAATGCGTTAGTAACAGAACTTAAAAATTTATCTGATGGTGGGTTACAAACCGAAGAAGAAAAAATTTTAATGGAAAGGTTTAACACCAAAAACAAAAATGAAATTAAATTAAATTTATATAAACATTGCAAAAACATTTATGACAAATGGTTGGCTGGTGTTTACGATGAAAACAAAATTATATTTCAATGTGGTGAATCAGACCAAAGTAATAAACAAAATGTTGATAAAGGTTTATCAATGAAATATAAAAACACAGAACCTAAATTAATTGATAGTTTTAGATTCGTTACTAGGTCTTTTAGAGATATAGGTGACCAGATGTATATAAATCCTATTGATATTTCTAATAAAATATCTGAAAATATGAATTTATCGTCTTATTATATTATTTCAGATATTTTAACTAGTAATAAGTTTGAATTTCACGCTTTACCAACATTTATTAACTTTAACGATGATGAAACCATTAACAGTATTTTTAAACCGTTTAATAATTATGATAAGGCAATAGAAAAATGTGGACCAGCTTTTGTTTCAGTATATACTGGACAAAAATCTAATCAACTAGATTTTAATGGTTCAAAATATTCAAATGATGGTTTTGATTTAAGATGTATAAATGGTAGTATTTCCCCAACAGTACCAGAAGATTTTAAAAATAATTTGGCAACTGTTGAAGGAACCGATATTGCTTATGAAGACCCAGTATCTGTATTTGTTGTTAAATATTCACAACAAAATCAAAACATATTTAAAGACATTACGTTAGACCAAAGTGAATTTAGTGAAACTGAAGAGTCTTTGAAAATTATAAGTGATATTGCCGATTCTGTTAGTCAAAATCAAGCTAGGTTTGCTGGACAGAATATGTACAACATATACTCTGTAAGAAGTTATACAGCTGAAATAGAAATGCTTGGAAATGCAATGATACAACCTTTAATGTATTTTCAATTGGATAACATACCAATGTTTCATGGGGCTTATATGATTACTAGAGTAAAACACAATATTAGACCTAACCATATGTCTACTAATTTTACTGGTGTTAGAATTAGAGCTGTAGAAACACCAATATTCGATGTGTTTATGGCATATCAAAATTTAATTGACGTGTTAACGATGAATGATAACCTATCACCTTCAACAAATGCTGTTGTTTCTGGTAGTTATTCACCTATTATAATGACAATTAAAGATAATGGTGGTTCACCTGGAAATCCATTTAGTGGTAATATTAAAGCAAAAGCTATTAAAGAAATGTCTGGGTTAAAAATTTTAGGTGGTGTTGATAATAAACTTATTTCTGAAGCGGCATCTGCTTTAGAGTTGATGATTCCAGATTTTATAACGGCTATGAAAAAAAGTGGGTTCACTGGTAATGACGGGGTGTTTATTCAAATAAATGATATGTTTAGGTCAATTAAAGAACAAATTAGAATTAAAAAAGAAAATGGTTCATTGGCTGCTACACCAGGAAAATCAACACATGGTTGGGGTATTGCAGTAGATTTTCAATTTTTTGATAAAGATGGTAAATTGATTGAAAATATAAAACATGCAAATGACCCAGAATATTTCAAATTTGAAAAAAACCCAGCGATTAAATGGCTTTATGATAACGCTTATAAATATGGGTTCTTCCTCCCAACATGGGCTAGAAAAGAAAAAGGTACTCAAAGAGAATTTTGGCATTGGGAATACCATGGTAAATCAGCGATTAAATGTTGGCAAGCCAACCCAAATGTTTTTGGTTATAAAATCACAAATTTTGACCCTAATAAGATTAAAGCTATCTCTAACCCT